AGGAGACGTTCAGGAAGGGAGTGAGGGTTGTCAAGAGGTATGAGCTGAAGTGTGTTAACTGTGGCACCGAGTTCCACCGGTATGTTGCCGTCTGTCCTGTCTGCGGATCTAAGACCTTTGTGGAGCCCAACGAGGCTAACAGAGTGTTCCTGGAGAAGGTGGTTGAGGATGCCAACAGGAATGATGAGTCCCTGATAGACGTCCTCCAGGCTATCGACTGGGATATTAACGTAGTGGACAACGCATACTTGGTCGTGGTCAAAAACTACTACTACGACGAGGATGGAAGGCTTATTGGTGCTGAGCCTGTCGAGATAATCAGGGCTGACCCCAGGGGCATGAGGCTGGTCATGAACAAGGAGGGCAGGATGGGTGTCTTAAACCCTGGCAAGTTCGCCTTCTTCTGCCCCGCTCACAGGGAAGCCCTGGTCGAGGTTGAGAGGGAGGAGGTTGAGGAGCTCAGCGAGAAGGGCAACATGCCCAGGTGCCCCAAGTGCAACAGGCAGATGCTCCCCGCTTATTTCTCATTCGTCAAGGCAGGAGGAGAGACAACCTACTATGCCGAGGGAGAGGTCCTCCACATTAAGAAGTTCACCTATGGTTTGGGCTACGGCTATCCCCCCTTGGCAACCATCTGGATGAAGGCAATGATCCTGATGAGGCAGGACTACTTCATCCTCATGGGCTACCACCTGATGAGGAGCCCCAGGGGCATCCTGCTGTTCAAGGGAGTTTCCCCGGAGCAGATACAGCAGGCATGGCTGAAAATGATGGAGGTGGCAAGAGTCAATCCGCACATGCTCACTCCTCTAGTCCTGCCCGCTGAGTCAGAGGTCCAATACATCGATATAGGGTTTGAGCTCAGGGATATAGATTTTGGTGATTACAGGGAGGAGTTGAGGAGAGCCATCACTGCCCTGTATGGAGTCATGCCCATATTCCTGGGAGAGTCCTATGGGGCGGGCAGGGATGTGATGCAGATCCTGGTGACCAACAGGGCTGTCGAGATGGAGCAGAGGCTGTTCAACGATAAAATCCTCCCATGGCTCTCCAGACAGTTAGGTGTGGATGACTGGGTGTTCGAACTAGCCCCGAGCGAGCTCAGGGATGAGAGGACTTTCATGGAGATCCAGCAGGCAAAGCTAGACATGATTGAGAGGTTGAAGGGCATGGGCTACAAGGTTGAGGTCGAGTTCACTGAGAGAGGCGAGATAGAGTTCAAGATAGTTGGAAAAGAGGAGGGAGAGGAGCAGGAACCATGGTTCAGCAGGTTGGCGAGACCTAGAAGCTTCTTTAGCGGGTCAATATGGGAAGGGTTTAGCGGGGCTCCCGAAGGGGCTGGAGAGTATCCCAGGTATGAGGGAGGCGGACAGAGGGTTTCAGGGGAGCCCGGGATACTTCCTGAATCCAGAACAGAGGAAATAACATAATCTTTGTTTTTCCATTCAAACCCCCATCCCTCCAACCCCTCTCAATTGCAGATGATTGAGGTGTTAATTCAAATTTCTTGTTTCCCAATTGAATTTTCAATTCAAAATTTGCCAGGAAAAACGTGGAGGTTTTTCAGGAATTTTACCTAGCTATTTTTCCATCAAAACCTCTGAGATTTTTTGGTTTCCATAAAAGAATTATGTGCCAGGTGGCTCATATGCCTAATGATTTGAGACCTCCCAAGAAGTGGTGGGGCAACTGTATTGAGGCGTGTAAGGAAAATGAGATAGCAGACGACTGCAACGCTTTCTGCGGCTGGCTCTGGTACCACGGGGAGGAGGAGGGAAGCCCGTATAAGGAGGCAAGAGAAGCCTTTTTCGACTAGCCAGACTCTTTCAATCATTACCCTCCTAACCCATAATTAAGATTCCAGCAAGGGAGGTGAGCCTTGATCATTCTCATCATTAACGGGGAGCAGGAGGCTAGAAAGTTCCTAACCTACCTTCTCCTCAACTATAGAGAGCCTATCATGGCGTATAGGAGCCGGGGGGACGACAACAAGCTGAAGCTTATTGTCCTCATGGCAATAGGCAATGAGCTAACAATAGTCTCGATAAATGATGAACCCGAGGAGTGCAGAGAGGCTGACTATTACTTCCTTGCAGACCTTACCAGGCTGTCCTGTTCTAATGGCACACCCAACAGGGACATCCTCCTCAACTACCCAGTCATGTTCGTGCTGAGGAACTACAGTCTTTTTGTTGATCTTCCAGAAATCATGGGTGAGCTAGAAGCCAAAGGAGCGGACTTCAAACAACAAAATTAATGCCTCTCCTCAAGAATAATCTCCTAGGTGTATCGTATGAGCCAGCCGAAACAGCATTTGTTGATTTCAGACCCAGATAAAAGAATTGTTGCTGGCTTCGCATCGGTCGAGGTCAAGGACTTACAGAACGACATAGTCCCGGTGGGCGTGCTGGAGAGGGCTATGTATGACTTCATGGAGAGGGGAGGAACAATCATCTACGGCCACACCAACATGCCCATTGGCAAGGTGCTCAGGTGGGAGATCAGGAAACACCCTGACACGGGGAAGCCTGGGCTCTGGATCGAGGCAGAGATATACAAGGGGGTGATCCCCGCCGACCAGCTCTGGGAGGAGGTAAAGGCTGGGAAAATGTTGGGGTTCTCGATAGGAGGAGTGGGCAAAGAGGAGAAGGTGAAGATAAAGAGCGATGATGGGAAGGAGGAGGAGGCAGACCTTGTCACATTCCTCCAGCTCCTGGAGATAAGCATTGTGGAGGAGCCGGCAAACCCCCACGCCAGAATAGAATACGTGAACTACATGGCTAAAGGCAATGACGACTTCTCCAGGTGCCTTAATGAAGTGGGGAGGGATGAGGTTGATTTCTGCAAATGGGTCTCGGCGGTTTACCGTGACTACGGGTTCGATGACGTGGTTGAGGCAGTCAAATACATCAGGAACGTGCTCGAAGCCAGGCTTGAGGAAGAGGCTGAGCCAGAAGAAAAGCTTGCGAGAGAGGAGGCAGAACAAATCAAGCCAGAGGCTGTTGAGACTACTAAGGCTGAGGGTCCCGTGACCACGGAGACCCCTGGAGTATATAACCCCGTGTATGGGGGCAACCCAGAGCCCCAGGAGAATTTAGAGGATTCTAACTCAGATGAGGAAGAAGAGGAGCTTGAGCTTGAGCTTGAAGAGGAGGAAATAGAAGAGGAGAGCGAGGAGGAGAAGGAGATAATGGAGCTCATATCCCGCTTGGTAGGGGAGCTGAGAGAGCTCTTGGAATCGATTAAAGAGGTCATTTCTGATGAGGATGAGGAGGATCAGTAGGAGTGACTTTGAGGAGCTCTACGACGCCTTGATGGAGAACCTTACTACTCATGCTTACGAATCCCTAATCAACCTTCTAGATGAGATAGAGGCAATAGCTGAAGAGGGCAGACTCACTCGTGAGCTTGTCGAACAGTTGAAGGAGTTGCTCCAGTCCCTAAACGAACTTCTCTCCAACAGGGATGAGGTGCAAGATGAGATGAAAGAGTTGGTTGATGAGTCCCTGAGGCAGGGGTTCTCGATAATAGCTGACATAGTTGAAGAGGAGCCTGACCTTATTGAGGATGCAGTTAAAATCCTCACCGAGTTGTATGAGGCTAAAGAGCTCCTGGATAAAGTCCAGAGAAGGATTGTCTCCTTATTGGATTCTCTCAAATCCTATGATGAGCTTTTGAGTAGCGGGATTACTGAGTCCTGATGATCATTTTTAACTCTATTTCTGCTTTGAATATTTGAGTATTTTTACCCCAATACAGTTCTCAGAGCAGGTGATCTTAGTTGAGTCAGCCATCTCAACCACAAGTCCCAGTAGAGGAGATCAAGAAGGCTATTGATACTATCAGAAAGCTAGAGAAGATGCTTAAACTAAGGTTTTTGATGATACACAAAATGAACATGAGGATAGCGGAGCTGGAGAAGCGGATTGATGAGTTGAATAGAAAACTAATAATCCAGAGGACAGTCATGAATTATTACGCAAAGAAGCTTAGAGAGAACAGACCTATTGAGAGGGAGCCCATCTACAAATCAGAGAGTATTTACAAAGCCGAGGAGGTCAGGAAGAAGCTTGAGGAGCTGAAGAAGAAGCTAAGGGAGAAGAGATTATCCAAGGCAACCGCTCCTAGGCCTGAAACAACCACTACTCCCGAGCCCACGGGAGATGACAATGATTTCAGGGAGTTCATTAAAAAAGTCTTAAGTGGCAAGGCAACTGTCTCCGAGATGCCCGCTAAGTTCAAGGTTCTCCCGGAAGTCAAGGCAGAGGGGGTGATGAGAAGTGAGTGAGTTCAAATACATCTCGGCTAAAGATGTAGAATGGTTCTACAGTGGAATGCCCTCCCCATTCACCAATATAGCAGATGTCATCCAGTTCGTTAAGGAAGCGGGGACTGTCACCACCCATCTGACTCCTCAATACTACAATATCATGTATGGTGCCCAGGTCTGGGCTCAGCTGAACCTTGAACAAAACATATTCGGCATTATTCCCAAGACCACATGGCCGAGAAGCGGTTGGAGGGCTATATCTGCCCTATCAACAGGTGCCACAGCAACAGTGACGACTGAGACAGGGACTATCCCAGGCCCTAACTACCCAACTGTCAAGGTGTTGAGGACTAAGCCAAAGATAGTTGCCACGAGCTTCGAGATAAGCGAAGTGATGGAGGAGCTCTCTGCCAGGAGTGCTGACGACATATGGGCTGGTCTCAACCAATTGAGAGTTTGGTATGGCAGGGAGTTCGGCAAGCAGATAAACCAGCTCCTAGGCATGGAGGCAGTTGGCTCCAGCTCCAGCGAAGTCCCAGCACTAAACCCTGATAGCCAGATACTGAGCCTTGATCAGATAGTCGCAAGCTCAGAGGAGGTATCCGGGGTCTATGGGGCGACAGTCCCCAACCAGGTGAGAGCCAACATTAACATCTACGGGTTGGACAGGTTCGGTGCCGACTCCTGGAGCAATGCGGTGGTCATACACAACAATGGGACTCCGACTGCCCTGACTGATGAGATGATCCAGAGCCTCAACACTCGGACCATGATCAAGGGTGCCAACCCGGCTGGCAGGATATGGCTGACAGGCCCCGACACATGGGCCAAGATAAACGCCCTATACCTGCAGTTCGTCAGATACACGCCTCTCGCCGAGACCAAGATAGCCCCTGGCCCAATGGGATGGCAATATGTTGATCAGGGTCACGAGATGGGGTTCAGGGTTGCCCAGCTATACGGCTACCCCATGGTCTTGTCCAGCGATGTCGCCAAGGACACAATAAGCAGGATATACCTCTTGGACACGACCGACTTCGAAGAGCTGGGTGCCCCGAGGCTGGGCATCGCAGTATTGAGGCCTGTCGAATACTTCGAGACCACTTCACAGCACTTCCCAGTCCTGAGGCAGTTCGTGTTCAGAGGAGTCTACCGCTTCATAGGAGACACTGTCGCCAGGTTCCTGCCCGGTCAAGGCAAGATAAGAGATGTCAGATAGCGGATAGGCTGTCCCTTCTATACAAGCCAAATCTTTTTTCTTTTCCTCCTGTTTCTTCCAGCTCCTGGAGAAGAGGGAGAGGGAAAAAACATCTAGGAATCGGGTAAAAATACGTACGCCTCGGCACGAACCATGACTATGTCGCCATCAATCCCTATTACTGCATCCTCTCCATCACACTTAACATGATAGTATCAGATGGCACTGCCCCAATACAAGGATGGCTC